TCAACCACGACGCGGTCACCCCGGCAACGCACGAGACACTGTCCGCGCTGCCCCGCACCGACGTGATCCTTACGTACTGCCGGGGCACCACCCTCGGTGACCCGGCCGCCTCGCTGGTGGGCAAGCAGGCCAACTACGACGCCACCCGCGGCGACGACGGCGCGCTCACGTTCGCCGTGTCGGCGCAGGCCAACGGGTACGGCATCGAGTGGGGCAGCCAGCTCACCGCCGGCGTGCGCACCGACACCGCGGCGACGCTCGGCACGAGCATCGACACCGCAGCGTCCGCTTCGTTCGGCGGGCAGGCGTATCTCCAGGTGTTCGCCTTCACCGGGACGGACGCCACGGTGAAGATCCAGGACTCGGCGGACAACTCCACGTTCGCTGACGTCACCTCGTTCGCGTTCACGCAGATCACCAGCGGCCCGACCTCGGAGCGGATCGCCCTCGCGAACACGGCGACGATCCGCCGCTACGTGCGGGTCTCCACCGTCACGACCGGTGGTTTCACCAACCTGAAGTTCGCCGTGAACCTGATCAAGAACGAGATCGCCGGGGTGGTGTTCTGATGACCGCCCGCCTGTTCCGGCCCGAGCCGCACATGGACCCCGCCGCGTACAAGACGTACGCCGTGGTCTCCCCGCTCAGCAGTCACTTCCGGCCCGCGACGTGCGCCGAAGTGGCCTGCCCGCACTACCTGAACGGCTGGCGCGTCCACCTCCAGGCCCTCACCCCCGACCTGCAACACGCCGCCCGCACCTCCGGGCGCCGCTACCGCGAAGAGCACGTCACCGAAGGGCAGACCTACCTCGTCTTCGAGGCGGGCCAGCCCTGCTTCAAGGCGCCCCAGCACCGGGCCCGGATCGACCGGGCGCCCCTGTATGTCGTGCGCGACGGCGACCACCGCGGCAACCCGCGCGGCACGAAGGCCCGGCTCTTCCAGCGGCCGGACCAGTGGGTGGACGACTTCGCCACCCACCAGCAGACCCTCGCCGACGAGATCAAGAAAGGGTGATCAGCTATGGCGAAAAGCACCGGCCTCGCGCAGACCACACTGTCCGTGGACGACGCCAGCGGCACCGCGAAGGACATCCGCAACGACATCACCAACTGGCAGATGGCCACCCCGCGCGGGGTGCAGGACGTCACCGGCGTCGACAAGAGCGCGAACGAGCGGCTCCTGCTCCTCGCCGACGCGTCCGTGACGCTGAACGGGGTGTTCAACCCGGCCACCGGCAAGAGCCACGACGTCTTCAAGACGGTGCCCTCCACGAGCGTGGCGCGCACGGTCACCGTGACGGTCAACGGCGTCACCCTCGCCAACGAGATGCTGTTCACGGACTACCAGCTCACCCGCTCCGACAGCGGCGAGCTGACCTGGTCCGCGCCTGGCTCGCTGGCCGACGGCACCGTTCCCACCTGGGCCTGAGAGGCAGACGCATGGGCTACCGCAAGACCGTCCGCCACGTGGAGATCTCCCTCAAGGGACACTCCGAGTACGGGCAGGACACTGAATTCCCGCAGGCGATCGCCCGAGGCAAGAGCCTCGACGAGTACCTGCGCCTCATGGGCTACCGCGAGGGCGAGGACGACGAACGTACCGGCGTCATCCGGCAGCTGGAAGAGTTCGCCGACTCCCTCATCTCCTGGAACCTCGAAGCGGAGGACGGCACCCCCCTGCCGTGCACCCGGGAGGAGTTCTTCCGTATCGACCAGGGCCTCGCCCTGGCCCTGGCCACGGAATGGATCGACCGGCTCGGAGGCAAGGTGGACGACTCCGGCCCTTTGCCGAGCAGCTCGCCCTCTGGCGAGCCGTCCCCGGTGGCGTCCATTCCGATGGAAGCCCTGTCCGACCCCCATCCGCTTACCAGCGTGCCCGCCTGATCCTCGACCTCTGCGAGAGGTTCCACTGCCTTCCCAGCGCCCTCCTCGCAGAGGACTCCGAGCTGCTGCACCTGATCGAGATCGAACGCCTCGGCACACCCGAGCATGAAGTGGAGGGAGGCGAGGGCCTTGGGTAACGACATCGAGATCCGTGTACGGGTCGCGAACAACACCGGCACCGGTCTCTCGGGCGTCAACGCCTCCCTCCGCACCCTCAAGTCCAGCGCCGACAACGCCTCGCAGGGGCTGCGCACGCTGGGGACCCGCAGCGCCGCCTCCAGCCAGAGCCTGCGCCTGGTGGAGAACCGCGCTCAGGCTGCGGCCCGCGCCCTCACCGTGCTCCGTGAGGCAGGCGACATCCGCCTCACCGCCCGCCTCGACAACCAGACCACCGCGGACATCAACTCCATCAAGGCGGGTCTGCGGAGCCTGAAGCGGGAGAGCCCAGTCCGGCTCACCGCGCGCTTCGACGCACAGGCCGGGCAGATCACCGCTGCCGCGACGGCTATGCGGGACCTACGCGCCGATGCCCGCCGCTCCGGTGACGCCTTCACCTCCCTCGCGACCCGGTCGACAGCCACGGCCGCCGCCCTGAACCAGGTGGAGCAGCAGGCCGAAGACGCCTCCCGCGCGCTGCGCACCCTCCGCGGCCGCGCGGCAGCCGCCGCGGTGGCGATGGGCGAGCTGCGCGCCAGCACGGCCGGCGCCTCGAACAACCTGCGGTCCTTCAACGTCCGCACGCAGACCGCTGCGAACCGCGTGGGCGACCTCGGTGACCGCACCCGCACCCTCCGCTCGGACACCGACGACCTCGACGGCAGCATGCGCCGTCTCACCGGCACGATGGGCGGCCTGCGCGGCAGCCTGGGCACGCTGCGGGCGTCGTCCGGTAGCGCCGGCGGCGGCATGGAGCGGTTGACGGCGGCCGCGATTGCCTTGTCCCCAGCGCTCATCCCGATCGTCGCCTCGGCGGCGCCGCTGGCGACATCCATGGCGGCGGGCGCGGTCGCGGTGGGCGCCTTCGGCGCGGCGGTGGCCGGGCAGCTCGTCGCGGTGAAGAACGCGGCGGACGCTCAGAAGAAGTACGACGACGCGGTCCGCCAGCACGGCAAGTACTCGAACGAGGCGACCAAGGCGCAGGCCGAGTATCTGTCGCAGGTGCAGCAGATGGACCCGGCCACCCGGCGGACGGCGGCCGCGCTCGGCGTGCTGAAGGACCAGTACAAGGACTGGTCGAAGAGTCTGGCCGGGGACACGATGCCGGTCGTCACCAAGGGTCTGGCGGTGTTCGGAGGGCTGTTGCCGCGGCTGACGCCGATGGTGAAGGGCGCCTCGACGCAGCTGGACCGGTTCATGACGATCCTCGGCGGCGGCGTCAACTCGTCTGGGTTCTCTGCGTTCATGGAGTCCTTCGGGAAGTTCTCCACGGGCGCCCTGTCCAAGGCGAACGACGCGCTCGTCCACTTCATGCGGACCATGCAGGGAGGTACCGGCTCCAGCCAGCTGACCGAGTTCATGGCGTACGCCAAGCAGGTCGGCCCGCAGGTCGCGGACACCCTGGGGAACGTGTCGAAGGCGCTCGTGCACCTGCTCGCCGCGGCCTCCGACACCGGCGTGAGCATGCTCGGCATCGTCAACAGCCTGGCGAAGCTCGTGAACGCTGTGCCCTCCGGCGCGCTGGCGAACCTGCTGCAGTTCGCGATCGCCCTGAAGGCGGTCCGGCTGGCGGCGGCCGGTATGGCGGCGCTCGGCGGTCTGTCCAGCGTGGCCACCGCGATCGGCGCGATGCGCACGGCGGCAGCGGGCGCCTCCGGGCCGCTGGCCAGTCTGTCGGCAGCGTTCGGGACGCTGTCGAGGTCGGCGAAGGTCGCGCTCATCGGTACGGGCATCGGCCTGCTGGTGATCGCGCTGACGCGGCTGTCGCAGATTGGGAAGCAGGCGCCGCCGGACGTCGACCGGATGACGACTGCGCTGGGCAACCTCGCCGACACCGGGAAGGTGTCCGGGGAAGCCGCGCGGGTTTTCGGCGCGGACCTGAGCGGCCTTGGGGACTCGCTGCGAACCCTGGCCAGGCCGTCCAACCTCGACAAGACGCAGCAGTTCCTGACCTCTCTGGTGGGCATGGACTCGACGCCCGTCAAGGAGGCCAAGGAGAACCTCGACAGCGTCGACAAGGCTCTTGCGGGCCTGGTCAAAGGTGGTAAGGCAGACCTGGCGAAGGTCGCGTTCCAGGACATCGCGAAGGCGATGGAGAAGCAGGGACTCAGCTCCAAGGAGCTGAAGTCCAAGATGGACGACTACAAGAGCGCGCTCGCGGACCAGGCGCTGGAGGCCAAGCTCACCGCCGAGTCGCAGGGCCTGTTCGGAGCGCAGGCGCAGAAGACACAGGCCGCCCTCGACGCACAGAAGCAGAGCGCGGACGGGCTGCGCGGCGCGATCCAGGCACTGAACGACGTGAACCGGACCGCGCTCGGCGGGATGATCGGCTTCGAGGGGGCCATCGACGCGGCGGCCGACGCGGCGAAGAAGAACGCCGGCGCCCTGTCGATGACGCACGGCCAGCTCGACCTGAACAGCCAGAAAGCGCGGGACGCCGCGTCGGCGCTGTCCGATCTGGCGGCGAAGACGGACGAGGCCGCGGCGGACGCGCGGCAGAACGGCTCCTCATGGGAGCAGGTCGGCGCGATCTACGACCGGGGCCGGGCCGCGATCATCCGGAACGCTCAGGCGATGGGCCTGTCCCGGAGTGAGGCGCGGCAGCTCGCCGGGCAGATTCTGAAGATCCCGGACAAGACGGCCCGGGTGAAGATGAACGCGGAGGACGCGCGCGCGGGCCTCCAGGCGTTCAATGCGGCGGTGCGGCGCACGCCCGGCTCGAAGTCGGTCACCCTCAAGACGCTGTCCAGCGGCGCGGAGCAGGTGCTGAAGGCGTTCGGGTACCGAGTCACCCACCTGAAGAACGGCTCCGTCCGGGTGTCGGCGGCCACCGGCGGCGCCCTGGGCCAGATCCGCAACGTGCAGTCCGCAGTGAACTCGTTGCACGGCAAGACCGTCACCGTCACCATCAACGGCGTACGGACGGGCGTCGACCCGCGCCAGTACTACAGCCAGGGCCCCCACAAGGCGCACGGCGGGCTCGTCCGCGGCTACGCCGACGGTGGGGAGGTGCAGGCCTTCCCCGGCGGCGGCTACGTGCAGGGTCCGGGCAGTCCCACCTCGGACTCGATCACGGCGCTCCTGCCGAGCGGCCCCGCACGGGTGTCGGACTCGGAGTTCGTCGTCCAGGCATCCGCTGTCCGCCGGTACGGGGTGGGGCTCCTCAACGCGCTGAACGCCGGCCGTCTGAAGCTGGCCGGGTTCGCGCGCGGCGGGCTGACGCAGACGATGAAGGAGACCCGGGCCTCGCTGCGGGACCAGTTCGGCATCTCCCACTTCGGTGTGAAGGCCGGCTACCAGCGGGACCCGTTCGAGAAGGGGCTGGCCGGGTCGTCGGACGTGGGGTCGCTGGTGTCGGCGCTGAACGCCGCCCGCAGCAACATCAAGAAGGCCACCGCTGGCGGCACCGAGTCGCGGCTGCTGCGGCAGCTCGACAGCGTCGGCAAGGGCCTGATCAAGTACGAGAAGTCGCTGGTGAAGGTCAACGCCTCCTTGGAAAAGGCGAAGAGCAAGCTCGACGACCTGAAGAACTCCGCGTCCCAGCTCTCCAGCAGTGTGAAGAGCGGTGTCCTGTCGGCGTCCGGGATCACCAAGGGCGTCACTGCGGGCGGCACCGTCACCGTGTCGAGCATCATGAGCGGCCTCGTCGCGTCGCGGGACAAGGCGACTGCGTTCTCCGGCGCGCTGAAGGGCCTGAAGAGCAAGGGCCTGGACAAGAGCCTGATCCAGCAGATCGCCGAGGCGGGCATCGAGGGCGGCGGGCTGGAGACCGCGGGCGCACTGCTGTCCGCGTCCGGCTCGGAGATCAAGTCGGTGAACTCGCTGCAGTCGCAGATCGCCTCGGCTGCGTCCAGCGCCGGGAAGACGACCGCGGACGCCGTGTACGGGGCGGCGATCAAGTCGCAGGAGAAGCTGATCGCCTCGCTGAAGAAGCAGCAGGACAAGCTTGAGAAGGCCATGGAGAAGCTGGCCAAGGCCATGGAGAAGGCCATCTCCAGGGCGATCGGGAAGAAAGCGGCCGGGGGCATCGTCGGCGCGGCAGCGTCGGGCGGGGTGCGGGGCGGGCTCACCTGGGTCGGCGAGCACGAGCCGGAGCTGCTGGAGCTCCCGGTGGGGTCGCGGGTGTGGTCCGGGCCGGACAGCCGCCGCAAGGCCGCCGGCGGCGGGGGCGGGCCCGCGCGCGTGGAGCTGGAACTGCGCTCCAGCGGGAGCGACGTGGACGAGCTCCTCCTGAAGATCCTCCGCCGCGCGGTCCGCGTGCGTGGCGGCAACGTCAACGTCGTCCTCACCGGACGCCCGTAAGAGGAGAGCCATGCACAGGTTCCGTACGTGGAACGGCCCGGCGCCGACCACCGCAGCGCAGCAGAAGGTGACCACGGGCACGTCGATCAAGACGATGCTGCAGATCGCCACACCCAGCACGCGGCAGATCCAGCTGATCAGCTGGGGGTTCACCCTCGACGCCGCGCCCTCGTCGGCCGGGCAGGTCGAGCTGATCCAGACCGACGTGGCCGCGACCGTCACCGCGCACGTCGCGGCGGGGGTGCAGCCGCTGGACCCGAACTCGCCCGCCTCGCTGATGACGCTGAGCACCACGGGCACCGGCTACACGGCGTCCGCCGAGGGCACCACCACCGCGTCCCGGGTGTTCGACGTCAACCTGGTCCCGCCGGTGGCCGGGTCTACGGACATCAACTACGTGTACCAGTGGATGCCGGACGAGCGGCCGATCGTCGCCGTCAGCAGGTTCCTGCGGGTGCGGGCCACGTTCGGCGGCGCCGTGAACATGACGACGTTCGTCTGCTGGGACGAGTAGATGACGGGAGGCCTTGCCGCACGGGTCATGGGCTGGCAGCGGCGCATGCGCACCGCCCCCGGCCCCCTCGGCGCGTCCGGGGAAGCCGCCCCCGCCGGCCCGCTCCAGGTCGAGCTGTTCATCGACGGCACGTGGGTGGACATCACCTCCTACGTCCTCGTCCGCGACGACAACGGCGAGATCGCCCTCACTCGCGGGATCCGCGACGAGGGAGGCCAGACGGAACAGTCCACCGCCCGGCTGCTCCTGAAGAACCAGGACGGCCGGTTCTCCCCAAGGAACCCGACCGGCCCGTACTACGGGAAGATCGGCCGTAACCAGCCGCTCCGCATCTCGGTCCCGGACGGGCTCGGCGGCAAGACCTACCGCTTCCGCGGCGAGGTCAGCACCTGGCCCACCTCGTGGGACCCGACCGGCACGGACGTGTGGGCCGACGTAACCGCCGGCGGCATCCTGCGGCGCCTCGCGCAGGGCCCGGCATCGGAGCACTCGGTGATCTACAACGCGATCACTGCGCCCCTCGCCCCGAGCGTGGTGGCGTACTGGCCGTGCGAGGACCCGGAGGGGTCCACCCGGCTGGCGAGCGCGCTGACCAACGGCTCCGGCATGACGATGTCCGGCATGGTCTCCCTGGCCTCCTACAGCGGCGTCCAGGCGTCCGACCCGCTGCCCGACCTGTCCGCCGGCAGCCTGTCGGGAGGCGTCACCAAGTACGCCGACCCCACCGCCCACCAGATCAGGTTCCTGCTGTTCATCCCGCAGGCCGGGCTGGCAGACGGCAAGGTGATCTGCGCGATCGACCAGCAGGACTACTCGGCCGGCTCGCCGCAGTTCTGGGAGCTGTACTACTCGGCCACCTCCAACAGCCTGACCCTGCGCACTCACGACGCCGACGGCAACGCGCTGGGCGCCGAGCTGCCCCACACCGTGGACGTCCGCGGCCGGCTGATGT